ACGGTGTGGGAACGCGGACGGGTGATTCTTGCCGAACGGGTAAAGCACACATCCACGGCACGCGTGGAGAACCGCGAGCTATTCACAGACTACCGCGCCGAATACCGGCTGCGCATCCAGCACCGTCTCACAGACACTATGCGGGTAGAGGACACAGCCACAGGCACGCTGTATGCCATTGTCGGGGTCTTCCCCGATCCCGCCAACGGCATGCTGCGCATATCATGCGAACGGGTGAACGACTGACAGTATGGGAACAGATTTCACATATGACGACACACGGCTCCGGCGGATGTTCGAATCTTTGGGAGAGAAGCAGCGGCGCACCGCCATGCGCGGCGCTTTCCGGGCGGCGGCGTCGAACGTCCGCGCCGGTGCCGTGAAGGAGCTTCGCTCATCCGGTCTGCGGAGCAACCGCGATGTCGAGAAAGGCATCCGGGTTGTGGTATACAAGAAGGCACTTGGCTTCAAAGTGACGGTCGGCACAAAAAAAAGGCGTGTCAACTACGGTTCGAAGACCGGACGGGAACTGACCGAAGCCCGCCGTAAAGAGCGGCTGCGCATTGTGCCGCTCTGGGCGGAGGGTGGAACCGTCGAACGCCGCACCACCAGAAGCGGCAGCTTCGGCGGCATATCCTGGAAACGCAAAGGGAAAGGGAGACGCACCGGAGCGATGCCCGCATTCCGGTTCATGGAGAAAGCCAAGGGAACAGCATTACAGACGGCATCGGAAGACCTGCAGAGGCAAATGGTCAGCTATGTCGAAAAAACAGCTTTGAAATATGGAGGATCATTCAGATAGACTGCCGCGCACCGGACTGTCGGCAGGTCTTGCCATTTACGAGGCGCTTTCGGAATCGGAAGCCGTCACATCGAGAGTCACAAGGATTTTTCCCCTTGTCTCGACAACGGAGATAAAGTCTCCGGCAGTGTGCTATCTGGTGGAGGCTCTTGAGCCGACACCGGTGAAGACGGGGACTGTCTCCGACATGGTGGCTGTGGAGATCTACTGCATAGCCGGAGACTACCCGGCGTGTGTGGATATCGCGGAAGCCGTGCGCGCCACGCTCGACGGGCTGAGCGGGGAGACCTCCCACGGAATGCTGGTCTCGCACTGCATGATGACCGACCAGACCGAAGACTATCAGGAAGGCGCGTATATAAAGTTACTTAACTTCAAAATGAGAATAAGATGAAAAAAGGATATTGCAACGGCAGCGACATGCTGCTCTATATCGAAGACGTGGCAATCGGACATTGCACCTCACACAAGATGACGTGCAGCTCGGAGACCACCGACCATGCCGTCAAGGCACCGGCAGATGACCCGATCACCGCCTCGCTCTTCAAAGAGAAGACCGTGACCGGTCTGAGCATATCGATCAGCACCGACGGTCTTGTGTTCTACGGAGAGAAAGAGGCAGGCTACGCCAAGCTCTTAAAGGCATGGAAGACCGGAAAATCGGTAACCGCCAAGTGCATGGAGCGCGAGACAGCAGACAAACCCTATTTCAAGGGGAGCGTGATAATAGACTCGCTGGAGCGCACAGACGACGCGGGTACGGATTCCACCTACTCAGCATCGTTCAGCAACAACGGGGCACCGGAAATTCTTGACGAGACCGCACTCTCCGAGGGTGAGGCGCCAGCAACCTGAAAAAAAAGGAGAGCGGGGGCTGGCTGCCGCCGCACTTCACCAATACAAATGATTTTTTTAAATATCGGGAAACATGAAAAAACATTTTATCACACTGACAACCGGGGAGTCTTTCCCCGTCGAGATCTCATTGGGCGCGATGCTTATCTACAAGGAAGAGACCGGACGCGAGGCGACGGAAGCCGACATGGGCAGTCTTTCGGATCTGATCAAGCTTCTATGGGCAGGCGCGGCGGCAGCATCCGAGACGGCGGGAATCGCGATGAACTACACCCCGCAGCAGTTTGCGAACCGTCTCACGCCTGAGGAACTCAAGAAATGGAAAGAGACATATGTCGAGAGCCAGAGGAATGAGGAGAATCCGGAAAAAGGCGAAGAGGTGAAAAAAAAAGACAGCCCGGGATCTTAGAGCTGTTCGGGTATGCGGTCGGAGTCCTGGGAATGAGCCGCACGGACTTCTGCCGGCTTTCTCCCGAGCAGTTCTACTGGATAAGCAAGGCGCACCGGGACGAGCAGGAGAGGCTCAGCCGCGAACGGTGGGAGATCATGCGGATGGAGGCGGCAATCATGATCCAGCCGCATGTCAAGAACCGGATAACGCCGAAGAGCCTGCTGCCGTTTCCCTGGGAGAAAGGGACGGGACACGTTGAGGAGATCACGATGGAAGAAAGAAAACGCAGAGCCGAGGAAGCTCTGCGAAAATGGGGCTGATCCCGCAACCGGTTTTATCTGTCGGATTCTTCCTTTGTTCCGTAGATTTCAGTGAAACGCTCCCCGTCAAGGTTCCTGGGGTTCTGGAGTCTGAACGTGATGCCGCCGAAAGCGCAGGGTTCAAAGACCGGCTCCCTCCCCTTGATTTCCTCATCGGTGAGGTTCCGGGCAAAGCATTTGCTCTTCGATGTGTTATACCATCTGCGATAAATCCAGCCCAGCGCGAAGAAGATGCAGAAGCACCCGGCACTGAAAGCCCAGTTCCGGACACATTCCCATCCTGAGAGACCGGTGCCCTTCAGCAGGAAATATATGCCGAAAAGGAAGCCGTTGAGACCGGCAAGCAGATAAATAAAACGAAAAGACCGGTTGCTTTTCAACGGCTCGAACATACGGTCGAGCAAAGGTCGCCGGCTTCGGGTGATTGTGAATCCTGCCTTTTTCATTTGTCCGGTTTTTCTTTAAAGGTGAACAGTGAATGAATGAATTAACGATATTTAAAATATAACGCATAAACGGTAAAAAAATTATGTCGGGCAAGACTATCTCCATAGGTTTCGTGATCGAGGACGGCAAAGACGGACTCAAGAAGCTCACGATGGACGCGGACGCGTTGAAAAAAGTGATGCAGGGCACGCTGAAAGAGACTGCCAGTGTGAAGCAATCCCTGAAGGATCTTGGGGAAGTCTCGTTCGGTCTCGACGCGATCACCGGGGCACTGTCATCCATGCAGGGGATGATGAAGAGTCTGACAGACGCATATGATGTGCAGGTCGAGGCAGAGACCAAGCTGGAGACAGTCATGCGGCAGCGCATGAGTGCGACCGAGGCGGAGATACAGAGCATCAAGGATCTTTGTTCGGCACAGCAGCAACTCGGGGTTATCGGCGATGAAGTGCAGCTCGCGGGTGCACAGCAGATCTCCACCTTCCTGCAGACACGCGAGGCACTGGAAACGCTTATCCCCGCGATGAACAATCTTGTGGCGCAGCAGAAAGGATTGAACGCCACAAGCGGCGATGCGGTCAATATCGGGAACCTTCTCGGCAAGGCGATGCAGGGACAGACGGCGGCACTCCGGCGCGTGGGCATAACATTTACAGAAGCCGAGGAGAAAGCCGTGAAATACGGCACGGAACAGGAGCGCGCCGCCGCGCTTGCGAAAATCATCACCAACAACGTAGGTGAGATGAACGCCGCGCTTGCCGCCACCCCCAGCGGCAAGATGAAACAGGCGGCAAACAACATCGGAGACCTTCAGGAAAGACTCGGGGGGATGGTGAAGGAGCTGCAGCCTGGCATCACGTTCATAAACCAGACGGTTCTCGGCTTTTCGAATCTCGTCAAAGTGGGGACGATGATAAACGGCATTCCCGGGAGAATCAAGTCAATCGGCGCGGCGTGCCGTGCAACTTCGGTTGATGTCAAGGTGCTCGGGGTCTCGATGCAGGCGAACACGGTTCTCACCAAGACTTTCGCCCTGACATTCAAGGCATCGATGATGGTCGTGAAGACCGCCCTCATCTCGACCGGTGTCGGAGCCGCCATCTGGGCACTTGGCGAAGGTCTCGCTTTTGTCGTCAACAAGCTCAACGGGGTCGAGGACGCGGCACAGGACACCGCGAATGCCGTGACCGAGGTGTCGGACGCGCAAAAGAGCGTGGACCAGGCGATGCAGAATGCCACCGCCCAGATAACCCGCCATATCGCGGAGCTAAAGAACTGGAAAGGCTCGAAAGAGGAAGAGCGAAAGAAAGTAGAGGAGCTAAACGGTGTATACGGCGACACAATGGGTTGTTTCTCCTCAGTCAAAGACTGGTATGACAAGCTGACTTCCGCTTCGGAGCTTTACGCCCGGCAGATGGTGCTTGAGGCGAAAGCGAGGATAATTGCCAACGACATAGCCGAAAAAGAGATAGCACGCCAGAAAAACGCCGAAAAACGCCCAAAGCCTGTCACCACAGGAAAAAATGGCTTCAAGGCTCTCGCCAAATTCACAGAAAACCTGATAAAGGTCAACGATTCCATTGACCGGCATTATGAAGAAGCCATAAACAGGGACAAAGAGGAGCTTGCGGATATTCAGAAGCAGATGGCAGAGACCGCCAACGGTCTAAAAACAGGCACGCCCCGGAGGACAGAGCCGCACGACAGTCCGAAAACGGACACGGTCATACCCGCCGGATCGCTCGCCGACATAGAGAAGCAGGTCTCCGAACTGGAGGGGAAACTGAAGCTGCAGGTCGACCCGCAGGATATGGCGGAGATACAGCGGCAGATCGACACGCTCAGGCAGAAAGAGAAAGGGATACGGCTTGAGGTGGTTGACATAATTCTCAAAAGCGACCTGATGACCGACCTACGCGAAAAAGTCCGCTCCATGGATCTCACCCTTGATGTCAAGGTGGACGCGGACGCGCTGCAGAAGGAACTCGGCAAACTTCCCCGGCTGGTCAATAACACGAACGATGCCACAGACGCTTTGCAAAACAACCTCAAAGGGGTTGCAGATGTAGGGCGTTCCGCTGCTTCCGCCTTTTCCGCAATGGGAGACGCGATGGAGAGTCCGGTTCTGAACATCGCCGGCATCATCGCCGGAGCCATCGCCAACGTAATGGCGGGCTTCGCCGCCGCCTCCGCAAAGGAAGGCGGCGAGGGGTCTCCCTGGGAATGGATAGCGTTCGCCATCTCCGGACTCGCCACAGCCGTCGCGGCGGTGGCGCAGATAAAACAGGTCACGGCATTCGCCAGCGGCGGCATCGTGTCCGGTCCGACAATGGCACTTGTGGGCGAATACGCCGGAGCATCGAACAACCCCGAGGTGATCGCCCCCCTCAACAAGCTCCGGGAACTGCTTCCCGACGCAGGAGCGGGGACACAGCGCATAGAGGTGACAGGACGGCTGCGCGGTTCCGACATAGAGCTGTGCATGGCAAACCGCCGGCGCATAGGAAGCGCGAGCGGCAGAAAAAACCGATAAAAACGAACGAAAAAAGATGTTATACACCGGCAAGACATATGACACAGCGGGGCGCGTTGTCTCCGTGGAGATCGTAACGGGCAACGACAGAAGCCGACATATCGAGATCGGCGCGCCCGAATCGGGTCTGATGCTCGATTCCGAGGAAGCTCTGACCATCGAGGGGGAGACAAACGACATTTTTGACGTAATCCTCCGGCAGTCGGCAATCGTCCGCCTGAAGGCTCGCGACTTCGTGCCGGATCTCTTCCGGAGCGACTGCCGCGAGGCGACAGTGGTGATGAAAGTGGGGAATAACACCGTTTTTGACGGTTTCATCCTGCCGCGCACCTATTCGCAGGGCTACAACTCCGTGCTTGACACACTGGAGGTGAACTGCATCGACCGTCTGGGCGCGCTGCAATGGCTCACATGGCTCGAAACCATGTCGGGCAACCCGACATATCAGGAAGCGATCACGGAGTGCGCACAGCGCACGATCCGCGATATTCTGACACGTGCGCTCGCGCTTGTGGGCATCGACAGTCTCGATGTGATCTCCGCGCCTCTTGTCGAAGAGGGAGGGGTGTCGGCGCTCGACGGCATCCTTGTGGACGAATGCCGTTTCATGGGGGATGACGAGGAATCAGTGTGGACCGCCGAAGAGGTGGTGACGGAATGCCTCCGTTATCTCAATCTCCATATCGCCCATGACGGAAACCGCGTGATTGTTTTTTCATGGGATGACCTGAAAAACGCAAGCGTCTATGCGGTGACACAGCGCACGGCATACGGCAGTAACTCAAAGCTCGACATAGGGGAGGTGTTCAACCGGATAGAGGTGACATGCGAGACAGAAGAGATTGATGATTTTATCCCCGATCCTCTCGGCGATGACTCATATTCGAGCCCTTTCTCCGGCAACCAGCTTTATCTGAAGGAATTTTCATTCACCAAGGGAGACCCCACACGCGAGGGATCGCTGTTTCTTTCATCCCGTGGCACAAATCTCATATATCCGGCAGGAGAAGAGAGCTACTGGATGCGCGAGTTGTGGATCCGTGTTCTTGAGGCGAAAGGGTGGCGGCTCTTCGGGCGCACCGCGCAGTCGAAAAAATGGGACTGCATGATTCCCCTTTCCGCCGCAAAGCTTGCGGATGATTTCTACAGTTTCGGCGACACGTGGCAGAACCGCTATCCCGATGGCGTGAACAGGACACAGGGGGCGATGTTCGTGGAACTGACCGGAGGAAAGACGGAACCCAAGAAGAAAGACAACAGCATCGCCATTGACTCAGAGAGGGAGAAATATATGGTGATCGGTGTCGGGGGTGACGGCATCGAGCGGTCAAAATCTGATTTTATAGGACATATATCCGAACAGTTCAAAAACATGCTCGATCTCTCGGTTCCCCGTGCCGCTTTCTCCGGCGGATACATGCAGCTTTCTCCGTCAGACGACACCACGACCCGATATCTCGACATATCCGGAAAGATAGCGTTTGCACCCGTTTCAGAAACCATCAAGCCGAGCAAGGATGTGGTCGATTTCAATCAGGTGCCAGTAACGAAATACAAAGAGGGAGACCTCCGGCGGTTCTACCGCGAGTATTACAAGGCGGAGAACCCCGGCGACACTCCGGAAATCAATGATTTCAGCTTGTGGGTGTCCAATATGGGTTTCGATGTATTCTGCGAGGAAGAGGCATTGAAACGCGGGGAATACATATCAGTATACACCGGCAACTCCTTTATTGAAAAAGATGTCTTTTCGAAAATCAGGGCACTGAGATGCATGCTGATTGTAGGTGACAAATGTCTGGTGGAACACACAAGACCCGGTGAGACCGACTCCTACCGTTGGGAGAGGTTCCACACCATCGGAGAATGCGCCGACCGCGGCGAGTTTCTCGCCCAGAGTTTCACCATCGGTTTTGATCCGAAAATCGGAGATTACATAATCGGCAAGGAATACGACATTTGGAAAAACGCGCATTACTCGCTTCAGCTCGATACCAAAGGGACAATAATCCCGATACGCAAGAGCGACAATCTTCACGGAGAGGTGACGTTCCTGATCCTCGGTCCGGAGACCGACACGCTGTGGCCGTTAAACATGTGTCTGAATATACCATACACACTGTCATCGATGCCCGACAACACCGAAACCGGACAGCAGGACTCCTCCCTGTTGCTTCTGAACTACGTTTCAGGAATCTGGCTCAAGGATTTCAACATCCGGATAATAAGTGACAATGCAGGGAATGATCCGCTGAACGAAAACGACCTTGTCTATGTCTCCGACACTGACGAAAGTTTCATCAATCCCAAGGATGACATAACGATGCGCATACATTCCGACCTTACAGCGGAAGAGCGGGCATCGTTCGGGGTACGGGATGTGACGCGCAACAGTACGGCGATAGACGCAGACAGCGGCACGGGGTTGCTGAGTGTGTGGGATCCGCGTCTCGGAGTCCAGGCAAAGCCGGAACAGCTCTATGTGGACTGGTACTACCGGGAATGTCACAGACCGCATGTGGAGATAGAGCAGTCGATCAGGACGGGCAGCAACAAAACCATGATGTGGTGTTACACGATTCCGGCGATGCGGAGGCGGCGTTTCTATCCGGTGAGCGTGTCGCGTGACCTTCAGCAGGGCGCGGCGACAGTGAGAATGAGAAGTATCGACAACATCTGACACAACGACACATGGCACTGACTAAAGTTAAAATAAAACTGAAAAGCAAGGGAAATCCGGCAACATCCGCATATTCCGCCGCCTCGTCGCCAGACATGGGGGAGCATATCGAGGCGGCAAGACTTACCGCGCTGCTGGCGGGGAAGGTCGACAATTCCACGTTTTCCGAGTTCCGGGATCTGTTCGACTCACTGTTTGAGAAGGTGACGGAGAACGGGGTTACATCGATACGCGCGAAACACGGTCTCTGGACTGACGAGTTCCTCTCGGCACGCAGCAAGAACGAGGCTGGCGGGGGCACCGGCGGTCTTGACATCGCCATGCTTGAGGATTACCTGACCACGCATAAATACGCCACCCAGCCGTGGGTGACATCGGCACTCGGGAACTATTACTCCAAGGCTGAGGCTGACGCGAGGTTTCTGCGGCAGCACCAGAGCCTGTCGGATTACGTGACGCTCGGCACGGCGCAGGTGATCAGTGGTGTCAAGACATTCACGCAGGAGGTCATAGCCACGGACAAGTGGATAACGGCTAAGATAATAACCGGCGAGACCGGAGCGGCAAACAACACCGTGCAGAGCAAGAAGTCACACGGCATTGAGCTTGGCTATCCTAACCGCGATTACATGAACTTCAACGAGTTCGGGGGTGTGTTCAATTTCTACAAGACCAATCTCGCCTACACCGCCGCCAGTGGCAACGGGACGCTTGTTGCAAGCATCACGGAGCGCGGGATAACGGCAGCCTCGTTCATCAGGCGGGGTGGCACTTCCTCGCAGTTCCTCATGGCTGACGGCAGCGTGAAAGCTCTGACGGACATAACGAGCGCATACGTCACCGCCCTCGGCACGTCAGGCAATTATCTGACGTGGACTAAGAACGGCGCGACCAACAACGTCACCGTGCCGTATGCGACTAACACCTCCAATATATTCCCCCAATCCGCTGCTGATTTAAACGCCACAACACTTAATAGAAACAGCATCTATTCTTGGGCAAATACAGCCACCAATACACCAGGCACTTATGGCGTTCTATTCCAATGGTCAAATATAAGTGCGCCCGTAAGTGGCACAAACTCACATTGGATAACTCAATTAGCAAGTGTTACTGATGGAGGAGGGCTCTGGGTACGTACAAGGACAAATACAGTGGGTTGGAGACCATGGGAGAGAATATTAACAACTTCCAACTTCAACTCTCTCATCGGCTCCGGTCTGACGGCATATGTCAAAAAGGCGGGCGACACGATGACGGGGATGCTGACACTAAGGTTCGACACGCAGCCATGCCTCAAGCTTGACAGCGTCACGGCAGGCAGGGAGGTGTACATGTATGTCTATTCCGGCGGCGTGGCGAAGACCGCCGTTGGCTGGAACAACCCCCACGGCTCGTATATCTACAATTCCCCCTCTAACAGATACCTCGGTATCAAAGACAACGGCACTCCGCATTTTCAAGGCAACACACTTTGGCACGCGGGCAACGATGGTGCCCGCAGCGGGCTTGACGCCGACCTGCTTGACGGTTTCCATAAGAGCGACATATACGACAACGTCACCGCCAAGCTTTCAAGCCTCAACGACGTGCTGAACTCAAACGGCATAAGGATATATGGTTTCGGATACGGTGATTCGGCATCTGTAGCCAACAAACCGGCGGGAAACAGCGATGCCCGTGGCACAATAGGTTTCGGCGGCATATATTGCCCGATGCAGCTGTCGTGGCAATATCTGGGTACCGACCTTTATATCCGGACGAAATACGATGGCACCTGGAAGGGATGGAAGCGTATCGCCTTCACCACAGACAACGTTGCATCAGCGACACGCCTACAGACCCCGCGCACGCTGTGGGGTCAGAGTTTCGACGGCACGGGGAATGTGAATGGTGCGATGACTGTGAACTACACGGGAGAGACAGGCATCCTGCTTAAACGCGTAGAAGCCGGCAGCGGAGCGTTCATCCGCCTCTACAACAACAACCAGACCACGAATTACTTCCGCATCGGGATGTATGGCGCGGGATATTTCGGGATAGCCTACAACGGAGCAGATGCCATCGCCGTGACTACCTCCGGCAACGTAGGCATCGGCACGATTTCGCCCTCACGCAAACTGCATGTCAACGGAGACATCCAGACAGCCTCCATCTACGCCTCCAACTGGTTCCGCTCGACAGGGGCGACGGGATGGTACTCGGAGACATACGGCGCCGGGTGGTACATGAACGACACCACATGGATCCGCAACTTCGGCAACAAGGGTCTCTATATGGGCACGGCAATAATCCGCACGGATAATTACTTCGACCGTGAGGGTTACAGCGGTGCTTCATGGTTTAACGGCTACGGTGCCTATAACACTGCAATCGTCAACAACTCGGGACAGACACCGCTGATGGTGGCGTACCGCTCGGGACAGACACCTGCCGTGACGGGTGCCAACCGCCTTTTCTCCCTCGAACTCCTGAACACCGGCACAGAGCTGCGGTTCTCTTTCGGGGGTTTCGGCAATGGTGGCGGCTGCCCCGTCCTGATGACAAGCTACGGGGAGTTGCGGGTCGGTCGCTCCATACAGTCCACGGCATGGTTCTCGGACAGCGGTCAGATAAGGGCGCACGCTGTCGGCACGAACTATTACCTCGGCATGGGAGCGGCGACAGACGGCTACGGCGTGATACAGAGCAGCAAAGTCGGCACGGGGGCGATTCCGCTGCTGCTGAACCCAAAGGGCGGCAATGTGGGAATAAACACATCCGCGCCTGGGTATACGCTTGACGTGAACGGCTCGCTCCACGTGCGCACTCTTGTCTACTTTGACTCCACGGCAAGGATAAACGGAGACATCTGGACGAACGGTCAGGTCTTTCTCAACGCCTCCGGCTACGACCAGCAGCCTTACATGTCCGGAGCGTTCGGCAAGTTCAACCTCGCTTTCCACCGCAACGGCGTGTGGGTAGACACCGTCATGTCCATAATGCCGGACGGAGCGGCGAACATGACCGGACCGCTGCATGTAGACAAGGGAATCTACACGGAGGGTTATGTGACGGCACGCGGTCAGAATACGAGTTCGGACGCAAGGCTCAAGGACGTGACGGGAAACGTGGAGCTTGACATCCGCGCCATCGCCCGTGCCCCGGCGGTTTTCTTCCGATGGAAAGACACCGGCGGCGAGGATGTGGGAAGCATCGCGCAATACTGGCAGGCACTGATGCCGCAGCTCACACCCCGGAAACCCTCCGGAATGCTCGATCTTCAGTATGACAAAGCCGCGCTGCTGGGTGTCGTGACCGTGAGCCGCAAGGTTCTCGACCATGAAGAGCGCATCGCGGCACTGGAGGCGGAGAACGCCTCGCTCAAGGCGACCATAGAGAACATGCGCGGAAACGCGTGAACATGATATTTTACAATAACAACCAATCAAAAATTTCAAAGACATGAAGACAACGAGAATCGCGGAAACGTATGCCCTTCTTGACAGGGCGAAGTGCGACAGGATGGAGACGGCGGAGCGCGTGGCGTTCGTAAGAGGGATGCAGCCTCTGAGAAAAATCGCGGAAGAGTTCGAGCAGACGCGCCGCGATGCCATAAAGCGTCTGCGCCCCGAAGGATTCGACAAGGCGGAGAAGCTGATAGCGGATTTCAACGCGATGCCGGCGGAAGAGCGCGGCGTGGCTGTGGCTTCCGCAGAGATGCAGGCGGCACTGAAAGCCAACGCGGAATATGTGGCGGCGGTCAACGACTGCATCGCCGATGAGGCGGAGAGGGAGGTGGAGTCGCCGCAGGGAACGGTGTCCGAGGAGACGTTCGGGCGGCTGATGGAGTCAAATCCGGAGTGGACTCTCGGACAGGCGATGCTTGTGCGCGACCTGCTCTGCAATCAGGAGGATTAGACATGGGACACGCAAACGGTATAATCACGGCGCCGGTCAACACTGACGACATCTCCGCGACTCTGGGCGTGGCGAGTCACGATGTGGCGACACTGTGCATCTCACAGAAGGTTAACAAGCGTTCCCGTTTCAAACCGTATCCGATAGGCAGCTATAACACTGAGCTGACGGACGAACTTTTGAGACAGAACAATTTTTGTATGCGTCCAGCCTGTGTCGAACACGTCTATGGCGGGAATGTAGGAGACTACAGGGCGATGCCGTGGAAACAGTGGACGCCGCCGAAAGTTGGACAGCACTGGATGCGTATGCTTGATTTCGACCGGTATTATCATTTCTCCAAAGGGGGTATATATTCCGCACGTATATCGACAAACAATCCGAACGGAGACCGCAGGATAATGCTCGGAGGACGTGGCAAGGGACGCATAACGGGGGACATCGAGTTCAACTTCGACACCTCGCGTGAAGTGTGCCCCCATGAGTTCACGCATCCAGACCAGGCTGACGCGTCCCTTGCCGGATACAGGTTCACGCTCCTGTTCGGTGGTGTGGAGGGTGTGTCAGACAGTTTCAGTGCGGCTCCATGGGTGGCGCAGAGCAACATGTCAATCAGTGAAATGATCTCGGGCGGATCAACCTACGAGCGGTTGCAGATATTGCTCGACCGCGACAGGACATCGGAGATCACCGGATCGGAGTTTGATCTTGACAAGTGGCTTGCGGTGCTGTGTCTCGCCCCTCCGATCGTGACCAACGATGACGGGAAGTATGTCAAAGTTGAGGATGACGTGTGGGCGAGCACATCGCTGGACTTCTCGAACATGCGGCTCGTGAGCCTCGACATGTGGGATGACGGGTCTATAAAGACCGACTCCGTGCTTTTCTCACGTATAGAGGACATGGATGAGTACTCGATCCCTGCCCAGATAAAGACTGTCGAGATAGGCGCGAGCGCAAGCTATTCATACCTTACCACGCCCGCCTCGGAATATGTACCGTTCGAATGCCATATGCACGGATGGGCTTACAGGAGCGGGAGCGGACACCGCCTGGCACTGACATGCTCCCCGTTCCCTCCGGTCTATCTTCCGGGCAACTCGGTCATAGATTCACTTGCACACGACCTCTACTATGACCTCTACAATTCTTCGGGGCAGCTCGTTTTCAGAGGGAAGACGCGCGTCTCGGAAGTGCGCGGTTCGATTTACAACCCGACTCACAGCATATACAACATAGGTTTCGAAGAGGGGCTGGAGGAATACGACACCGCACTCCCGGCGCTTCCCGCCGGAAAATACAGGCTCCGGATGTGGTCTGTGGCAAGTCAGATAGAGGACGATATAAACTATGCTCCCGAACCTCCGGAACGTCAGGTCATGGGGGAGCTTTCGTGGGAATATGAGGAGGATGAATATGTCCCCCTTGTAGACGGCAGCGGATCGGTTTCCACGAGCATAACGGAAAAGGAGATAACAATAAGCTGATAACAATCATCAACAACAATCAAAAAAAACAGACATTATGGCACAGAGAACAGGATTTATCATTAAAGTTGACAATTCGGATGACAAGAATCGCGTCTTCGCCGTTTCATGCAATGTGGAGACAGACGCGGCGGGCAACCGCAGTGTAAGCAACATACAGGTAAGCAGGGACGGCGTGAACGTCGCCAACTTCAGCGTGTCGCAGTCCAGCCCGGAAGCCGCGCCCAGCGTGTCGGTGAACTTCTACGGTCTGCCGATGGAGGAGCACGCCGGATGCCTCGCCGAGGTCTACGCATTCATCAAGGACGCTGTGGAGAATGCCGCAGAATGCGGTCTTGACGCTTGAGAAACCCTTAGTGCTTTACGGAAATGAAAATACTTATCGACAACGGACACGGGGTGAACACGAAAGGGAAACGTTCACCCGACGGGAGACTTCTCGAATACCGTTACTGTCGCGAGATCGCAGCGGAAGTGGAGAAACGCCTCAGAGCGCAGGGTTATGACGCGGAGCGCATTGTAACGGAGGAAGCCGACATAAGCCTCGGCGAGCGGTGCAGCCGCGTCAACGCGTGGTGCGACCGTCTGGGAACAAAGAACGTGTGTCTGGTCTCCATACACTGCAACGCCGCCGGGAGCGGTGCCGCATGGATGAACGCACGCGGCTGGGAGGCATGGACTTCAAAAGGACAGACGCAGGGAGACAGGCTTGCAGACTGTCTTTATGACGCGGCGGAGAAATACCTGCCAAAAGGCACGCCCGTCCGCACCGACATGACAGACGGAGACCGTGACAAAGAGGAGAACTTCACCATTCTCCACCGGAGCAAATGCGCGGCATGCCTGACCGAGAACATGTTTCAGGACAACAAGGCTGATGTTGACTGGCTGCTGTCGGCAGAGGGACGCGAGGCTGTGACGCGCCTCCATGTCGAGGGCATAAAGGCATACGTGGCTAAATACGGCAGAAAATAGAGAATAGACAACCCACATCAATATGGATAAAGAGACGAAACAGAACATCGAGAAGGCGGCATGGGGAATGCTGCTGGCTCTGTCGGTGACGGCACTCATTCTGATGTGCCTTGTCGCCACGGGGTGCACCCGCACGATTTATAAGCCGGTGGAGACGGTGAGGACGGAGTATGTCGAAGCCGACACCACGGGGCTGTATGAGCGCATGAGAAGTTTCTTTGAGTCGCAACGACTCAAAGAGACCTCCTCAGACTCCATCATCGACCGCACAAAGGAAACTGTGGTGCTCAAAGAGAACGGCGACACCGCAAGACATGACAAGGAACGAATAGTATATGTCGCATCCCATCGTGAGAAGGAACTTGAATACAAGGTGCAGCAACAGGACAGTACAATCAAGGCACTGCGTCTTCAGCTTGAATCGGTGAAGTCCGATTCAATTCCGGTTCCCTATCCCGTGGAGCGAGAACTCACGAAGTGGGAGCAGACCAAGATGGACTTCGGCGGGTTTGCTATCGGAGCAATTATAGCAGTTGTCTGCATCGCCGTGATCTGGCTGATCAAGAAATTCAGAAAATAAACAACAATCAAAACAACAACGACAATGGAGACAATAATCGAGGCATTCATTTCAGAACTGGGAGACGGCTTCTTCCGACATCTGATATTTCATTACGCCATAGTGTTCACACTTATTCTGATTCCTCCGGCACTTGTTGCTCTCGACACATATTTCGCCACAAGCACCGCCCGGATGCTCGGCGAGAAGATACGTTCCCGCAAACTCCGCAAAGGCATCGAGAAGCTGACCTTCTACTGGGGGGCGCAGATCGCTGCATCGCTTGTGGGAACCATAGGACTTCTGTTCACATGGTACAACCTGCCTTATCTCACGATACTTGTGACGCTTGCCGTGGCGTGGACGGAGGGGAAATCTTACCGTGAGCATTTCAGCCGCCGCAGGGACGGTGTCGCCAAGGTTCCCGAAAGCCTTCAGGAGATGATCGACTTTTTCGGCGATGAGGAGATAAAGGACATCTTCCACACCATAGCCAGGCGGAAGACGGGAACCATCCCCGGGAACACATGACCGGCACGACCGGAAGAGAAAGCGACGCGCCTCCGAACAGCATCCGGGGGCGCGTTGCTTTTATGGAAATAAAGTTGTAAATTTGCAGCGGACATCCGGTAATCCAAGCCGTTTTTTGTGCGCTTTTGCTGCTAATTTGTTGTTTGCATAACCCTGTAAAACATACAATGCATTGATTAACAATAGATAAACTGAAATATTTTATTTTTTGCATTGGAAAATGGGAAATTATTAGCAATCATCGCAGACGCATTCAGATGTGCTGACAATGTATGTATTACAGAGAGTAACGATGGTACAGTTCCGGGAAAGGAGATATTATTCGTTGAAATGAATGGCTTCCATAAATCTTTTCACAGTCTGAGGATTGCCGGTGTATTTACCGATGTCTTCGCTTAGCTTGCAGGTCTCGCAGTAGAAAGGCCACGATTCGGTGATTTTCACCGCCACGAGTTTTATGACAATGTTCATCGGCTTTATCCCGGAAAAATCATTTGTGAAATGCGTTCCGATGCCGAACGATGGCAGACATTTGCCGTGAGCGTAGTTCTGAATTTCTATTGCCTTGTCAACATCAAGACCGTTGCTGAAGACAATCTGCTTTGTTCGCGGATCAATCTTAAGCGACTTATACTTGCTGACAATTAGGTCGAGTTCCTTGAAATTGTCACCACTGTCAACGCGCAGTCCTTTGAACATGTTGGCATAATCTTCCGAAAAATTGAGACTGAATATTTTCCATCCGTAAGTGTCGAAGAGAAATGTGCCGAGCGCCCCCCTGTAAGTCTCCGCCCAGGTCTGCATGGCGATATAGTTGGCCATCTGCGGACCATACATTCCCGCTATGGCGCAAATGAACTCGTGAGCCATTGTACCTACCGGAGTGAGGTCATATTTCATGGCGAACCAGACATTGCTTGTTCCGATGAATCTTCCGGGTCCTGCTATCCTGTCATTGCAGTCTTTCATGGCTCTGATGCAAGTTTCCTGTGCCTTATACGAGGCGCGGCGACGTGTGCCGAAGTCACTGAAGATACAGCCACCTTCAATCATGCGTCTGGCTTTTGATTCCGATTTTCCATAATAAGCGCAGTAGTCAAGAGCCTTGTCCAGACCTGTGAACATGTAATAAAGTTCCGATATTATGGCAAGCACCTTGACTTCAAGCAGAATGGTGTTGCTCCAGTTTCCCTCGAATCCCACCTCCAGATGTCCTTCGGCATCTTGAGATACTGAGACCCATCGGCTGTCATAACGGAATCCTTTGAGGAAGCTGTAGAACCAATCCGGTATATAGGGACATTTGTGCCGCATGAAACTTATTTCCTCATCGGTTATGACAACGTTTTCAAGAAATTTAATCTGTCGAAGAAGCTCCACTGCAAATCCGCGAGGATATACTGTATCGTTTCGATCAATGAATTTATATTTCACCTGGGTTCTCGGATAATTTTCTATTACCGCGCAGCACATCGTGAACTTGTATAGGTCATCATCCGTAAAATGGGTTATTATCTGGCGCAT